CCATACTAACTCCTCGTTAATCGTATTATACACAGTACATTACCCCAGCGTATTTGCTTAGGGTATTGCCAAATTTTAATCATACAACGTTATCCATACCTCTTCTTTTTCTGGTTGCATCCTTTTTCTTATATCTTTTTTTGCTTGTGTAAGCGCATCGTCTAATAAGTTAATGGAGTTTTTATCCATTACAACATTGATTTTTTCTGCGCCACTATCTCTTAATGTTGCAAAACGATTTCTTCCATCGGTAAAATCTAACCTTATTTTACCCGCTGATGGAGCTTGCCAATTTGATGGGACTTTAAATAAATCAACTATTGGAGCTGACAGTTCTTCTTCGTTATCAATTCTTTTTATAATTTCTGCTTGTTTGCTTTGACTTCCAGCTCCTTTTTTAAAATAACTATCCGCATCTAATTTCCACAACTCATCCATTTCAGCAACATCTAACGTAACCATTTCTAAGTCTTTAGCAGAATAACGTCTGGGGTGAACTAAATTTTTAGCTGCTTTCGTTGCTTTCTTTGCAACCTTAAAAGCTTTGCTGGCCAAAGGGCCAGCGGCCATCATTGCACCAAGCTCCCCTAGGCTTTGTGGGGCGATAAAGTCTATAAGCTTAGTTAAACCTCTTTCTTGTTCAGCGGCTCTTATTGGGTCTTTGTGTTGAGATGGAAACCTTTGTACGAACCTTTGTCCTACTGTTGGTTTAACTTCACCACCTTCTTGATAGCGTTGTAGGGTAGCGTTCGCTATTAAACTATCTATGGCGGAGTGACCGTTAGCCATTCTCGCTTCCAGATTCAATTAGACCCGTTTCAAAGGCCTTTAATTTATCTTTAGAAAAACCGGTGAACTCCTGTATCAATGCTACGGAGTCTGTTTTCTTTTCGGTTGTCAATAATCCTGATATCTTCATTAGTGTTTCTAGCGCCCTAAGCTTATCCCCATCCCTAGCATCGGGTTTATCTACCACCGATTTAGCGTTTTCTAGTAAATACGTCTTGGTAATCCCCAAGTCGTCCATTAATTGTTCTACTTCTTTGTTTACCAATGTTCTTATCCTCGTTTGTCTTAATAAAGCTTTTGACCGGTGTAGAGCATATCTACGGTTATTGGTCTTGTATACACCTAAGTACGCCTCTACCGGGTCTCTACCTAGTGCTATCATCTTAGCAAATAGCTTTTCTCTACTGGTAATGTACTTGCTTTCCTTGTATTTAGTAAAGGTATAGATGTCTTTAGCGGGTTCTCCCTCTAATTTACAATCTTTCTTAGCGTAAGCGGTTCCCAGTAAGGTACGGACATAATCGGTATCTCCCTTGTATTTACCGCTATACATGACCGCGCGCCTTAAAATACTAAATACCTGCCCATCATCGCTAATGGCCCACTCGCCTTCTTGGGCAGTACGCCAGTCTTTGTTCACTTTTTCTTTGTTATGATGCTTTTTGAACTCTTCTTCATTCTCGTATAAATGATAATCTACCCCTTTGATGGTCTTAATATACATTTAGTTAGGCCTCTGGGGTAAAGTTAAAGTCGAACATATCAATGAGCATTGGAATCTCAATCTCATCAATAATCAGTAATATCTCCATCATGTACTGGTGGTCGCCTGTTTCCCTGAATTTCTTTGATAATGATTTTAATGTATCAATCGTAGGAGCTAGGTCTAAGATATTATTGGATTGCATTGATTCCATGGTTAAATATTACTAATATAGTATTTTTTATACAAGATAAAAAAAGTACTTGACAGTAATAGGTTAAAAGGAATAAATTTCATTGTCGGTTGAGGCGAGGAATAATATTACTATAGTATTAATATATTATAATATTAATAATACTAATAATATTAATAATATTAAATACTATTAATACTATTATACTATAATAGTAATATATTATAATATTACCCGCGATAGTAAGAATAGTACCCGCGCTGGCCATCCTACCAAAACTTCCAAAAAATTTCTAAAAAATAATATTAATATGTGTGTTCTTCTTTTAATTATCGGGTACGCCCCCCCATTCGCTTTTAGGTTGAAAAAATCGAGGTTGAAAAAGTGGATTCCAGTCTGGCCAGATTGTGAAACCTAGACCAGATTGTGAAATCTAGGCTGAGTTTCACAATATTTCTCGAGGGTAAACAAAAAAGATGGAACTTTATTCCCTGTCAATAGTAGTAAGGGTATAGTTATTTGACAATGCGAACTTCTTCCTCGGTGAATCTATCGAGCCACTGCCTGTAAGCGCTCGAGGGGAGATAGACGGGATAAGTCTCTTGAATGCACCCGTTGACCTAGTTAATTATTAATAAAAATAACCGCTCTTTATAGAGCAGAAAGGGCATATAATATGTCTGATTTTAATAATGCACTAGATGTGCTACAATCTGCAAATGATATTAAAGTAATGAATGGCGCTGGTACTATTGATGGTGCTGTTCCTGATTTAACAGAAACGGCTTTAATCTCAGGAAATCCTGTAGTTCACAATCATACTGAAACTATAGAACCTGAGATTGTTTCAGAACCTGAAACGATTGTACAATCTATCTCAGATTATACAAGATTAGTCAATTCGTACAATGTTGGAAATGGTCAACAGCATGACGCATTTGCACCTATTGAAAAACAGCAATTACAGAATAATGATGGTGCGCTGTCAATGGGTCATAACATACGGATTTTACAAGATGGTCAATTTGTTGAAGTTGGCGTTGTGACTGGTAATTATCTCGCCATTAGCAACGAGGATTTACATCAACATTGTGAACAAATCCGAATGCAGACTGGATTGGCTTGGACATTTGATAAAATGATGTTCAATGGTAAACATTTTAAATGTGTATATAGAACAGAAAGCCTAGGTATTCCATTGGAAAATCTTGGTGATACTGCTCATATCATGTTTACTGAAATGAACAGCTATGACGGTTCAAGTCCAGCAGGATTTAGGATTGATTTTATGGTACTATCCTGCCTGAATGGTATGGTATCACCTAAATATGGATTTGGTACCACATTTCGACATACATTACAGAATGTGAACTGGCGCTCAGAAATTGACCGCAGTACACAAATGGTAATAGGTGATGGAATGCAGAACAGATTGAAGACGTTTGCAACCAATGTTGATAAACTGAACACTAGAATCAATATGGACGAACTGAACACCATCAGGAATGTGCATATCCCTAAGCTGAACAGCCTCAGGTATGGTGAAATCCTTACTAGATTTCACAAAACAGAAGGTGAAACGGCATGGGATTTATGCCAAGCTGGTACAGATACACTTTGGCATCGAAATAAGCGCAACGCCAAGGTTACCAAGGCTGATTTTGACAACAATGGCTATTTTGTAGATGGTATGCTGGAATATGGTAAGAATGCACAGCATATTGTACAATCCTAAATAGATTATACAATCTAACCTAAACCTAAAATGCGCCTTAGATTTCCTAGGGCGCAGAAAGGATTGAATTGCAGACAACAGACCTGAGCAAGTCTTAAAAAGGCTCAAGATTTTTTTTTATTTTAAATATTTATTAGCAGGAATTCACGTACGTAGTATTTTTTTTTATAAAACCATTCACGTAGGTAATTCACGTAAGTAGTACAATCTATTTTTATTATGTAATTCACGTAGGTAGCTGAATTTCACAATTTAATTATTTTATATAATCAATTCACGTACGTAATTATGGCTATATTGTGAAATAAAGGGCAATTTGGCTAATATTATTAATATTATGTATTATATATTAATTAGATAGTAAGTAATACTATTAATATTAATATTATACTAAATAGGGATACTCACTAATTTAAACAGGGGGCGAAACTTTTTTAATATTTTATGGAACTTTATTTATATTTCTACGTATATTAGGTTAGAAACAGCAAATAAAAAGGAACTTAATTATGCAAAAAACAATCGAAACTCTAAAACACGCCCTTGAAATAACACGCTCTGAATTGAAGGACGTATGGTATGATAACAGGCGAAGCGTACTTTGTGAAAGTCTTTTACAGATTGAACGCAATTTAGAAAAAGCTTTGGAAGGCTTAGGGGCAACAGGTTATAAAAGACCAGCTTTTAAGACAACTAAAAAATAAAAAAACTTTGGAACTTTTTAAAACCTTAAGCATTAAACAACTAAAACATAAAGAGCCTGAAAGCATTTTAAGGAACGCAACAAAGAATAGGGAACGCTCAACGGAATGGGTAAACCGAACCTTTTAGCAATAACTCACTCTATTATGAACTTAAAACGCATTGAAGGCTAAAACTAAAACCAAAAGGATAAAAATAATGAAACTAGAAAATTGTAAAAAAAGAATCAGTAAACACTTAAACAGCAGAGCAGAGGACTTTAAAGCCTTCATGAATGCCGACGATTTAGAAAACGTAAGCGAAGATGTAGGAAGTTTTTACGACTATGGACTGCACTTTGGTTTTGTAGAGCCCAATACATTTAATGACCAAGAAGAAGGATATTATAGGTATCAGCTCTCTTGGGGTGGGCCAAGTGATGAGATACTATTTTATGAAGATGGTACGATTGAGTATTGGTTCAAAGATTGGTTTGATGGGGCTAGTCAAGATATAAGCAACGAAGATTGGGCATTATGGTTGAAAGATTGGTTCGAAGATGTCGGCTCTATTGATTGGGAAAACGTTCCTAATGAAGAAGAAATTGCAGAAACTGAATCTGCTCTTATGATAGCAAGAACACTAAAAAGAGATTATCGACCACCCATTAAAGATTAATTAGGAGATATAATTATATTATGAAATACAGCTTAAATTTGGTAATCAATGGTAAAGGTGGACATA